TAGCATTAGCAACGTCATCAATTTCGCCATTAGCTATTAATGTTGATATTTTATTATATAAGTCTGTACCTGTATAGTTTTGTATATCTATTTCTTGAGCTACTTTAATAAACTGTATAAATTTATCAGTATCTACATTTCCATCTAATATGGAATTTCTTACAAGGTCAGTTCTATTTATAAATAATGCTGTTGCCATAGTTTTCTAATTTGGGTATGCTCCTCTATTTGGCATATTAATTGGTGCTATTTCTGATTGTTTAGTTCCTCTTGGATTTTTAATATACGTTTTTGGTATTGTTCTTGTTTTCTTATAATCGCTTAAATCTTTCGATGGTTTAGTGTTTTTCTTTAAACGGTATAATTGACGCATCCATTTATGTCTACAATATATTCCACCTTTAAATTTAAATAAATCATAAGGTTTTTTGTTATGTCCTAATTCTCTATTTACACCATCTCTTGACGCTTTATCAATATCTTCAAGTCTATATACAATTCCACTTTTAGATAAACGCATCATATTCTCGCAAAAATCTCTTGTAGAATTACTTGGTTTTTTAGAACCTACTGCATATTTATATCTAATTTTATAATTTTTAGAATCTAAATAACTAAAGCCATCTGGTTTAGCACTTATTTCGTCTTTTAGTTGTTGGAATAAACTCTTTTTTTCATCAATACAAATGTTTGCCCAATCTTCATCGCTTATTTCAGAACCTTCTTGTAATTCATCTACAAGTTCCCATTCGTCATTTATTACTTCGCCTTTTAAGTTTTCTAAAATAACATCTGCTTGTTCACTTGACATTTTAATAGGAATACAATTAGGAACTAAACGCCCTCCTTTTACTTTCATTCCGTATTGTTCGTAACCAGCTTCACAAGGTTTCTTTAAATCTATTTCATCGTGTGATTCACAAGGCATATACCATACCTTATCGCCCTCTTTGTGTTCGTGATGACCAGAACAACCCATTTTTTTAGCTTGTTCTTCTGCTTCTTCTTTAGTTTCGTAAACTTCGTAACCGTCTACTTCTTTTAATTCAACAGACATTTTAACTCCTGTTTCTTCTTCTATATCTTCATCACTTTGTACGCTTCTGTCTACGTCTGTAAATTCTAATGGTTGTAACGTAATAAAGTATAGGTTTAAGGCAATATTATTATAAGCTAATACATTATCAAAAGAATCTATTAAAAGTTCCTGAAATGGTCTTATAACGGTATTATCCATAAGCAAAGAAGCAGTCTTTATTTCATCTGCATTATTACCTAATCCTGTATTGTCTTTAATACCTAAAAGCATAGGGCTTACTACTCTATGAGCTACTAATACTTTACTTTGTGATTCGTCAGAAAGGAATTGATATTGATTATGTGCGTCTGATAATTGAACTGGTGTTATTTCAGCTTGTGCATCTTTATTGTCATTAAAACTTAAAATAAATTTACCTGCATTAGAACTGCCTGAAAACTTTTGTGCAATTCTTGCTTCTATAAGTTCTCTTTCTTGTGGATTAGGTGTTCCATTATTGAAGTTAATTAACATTGAAGGACTTAATCCATTCATAATGTTGTTTAGGTGGTAATTAGATATTTCTTCTTCTAATTCTGCGTATTGTATTCCACCTTGATAATCTACTGGTGCATAGTAATAAAAACCAGACTTGTATGGCTTTATGTAATATATTTCAATATTTTCTTTTGACATTCCATAAGCTGGTATTCTTAATGGCTTGTCGCTTGGTTTCAGTTTAGCCCAGTCTTTAAAATAATAGTAAGCAGGAATATCGCCATCTTCATTACATTTTTCTGCTCTTAAAGTTTCTACTGGTATGTGTTCTATTTGTGCAATCTTTTTTCTGTCTTTAGAATATATTACTTGCATAGCACATTGACCCATAAGTTTTAGGTCATAACTTAATTTCCTAACTACATCTTTTTTTAGAAGTGTAATCATTTCAGCGTATTGTTCTGGCTTTTTATTTGAATCTGTAGCTCCTAAACCTTTACCGTAAATTTGTTGGCTAATACCATTAATACAGGCGTTGTTTGTAGGACTTCCATTGTATCTGTCTATTAAAAATTGAAAGTAATTGTTGTCATCTCCATAAGCTATCCAATCTTGATTAGGCACTTCAACGATTTCTGGACTTGTGTAAGTGCTTAAATTAACAAAACTAACTTCTGATTTAGACCCTCTAACAAATTGACCTAAACTATTTCTTTTTCTTTTTTTCATATTACAATGTAATCATTATTATAAGAATTATCTGTTATGTATTGACCTTGATTTATGTCATAATATAAATTATCCATTTGGTCTATTTCTTGGTCAGTACAGAAAATCCTATCTTTAAATATATCTACAATGTCTGTTGTATCTACATTCCAAAACTCATTATATAATTCCCATAAAAAATAATTAGTATTCCAAAAATTTGGGTCACTATATAATTCTATGTCGTAAAAATGACCTTCTACAAGTACAGGACTAAACGCTTGTGAAAATGTTAAATAATTTCCAGATGTTGTAGCATTAGAAACCTGATATGTTTGCTTTACATTTGTACTATCGTCTCTTATAGATAAAGTAAATTCGCTTCCGTAAACTCTTGGAATTACTTTAAAGTCTTGAGCCGATGTAATAGTCTTTAATACAATCATTTTATATATAACGTAATAAATAACTTATTTTGTGAAAATGTTATTGCAAAAAAAAAGCACCCCATAGGATGCTCTTAATTTTAATATCAATAAATATTAGTTAGGTACAATTTGTTCTGCGTCTGCAGTAATTAATCCTGAATCTAAAAAGTAAGGAGCTAATTCTTCTTGACCTTCCATTACTAAAGTAAATCCTGATAAATCTCCTGCAGCAGCTCCAGAAACTACAGTTCCAGAAACAAACTCCATTCCATTTTCAAGTCCACATAAGAATTGATTTCCGTAATAATCTTCAACAACTACATAAGGTCTTGCTTTTGCAATATCTTGTAATTCAGCTTGAGTTTTAGCGTCAAGGTAAGTAAGTGTTAAATTTAATGTTTGAGTATAAAAAGTAGTTCCGTTTTCTCTTGAACTAGTTACAGTTGTTTCAAGTGATGAATTTCCTTTTACGTCAAATTGATACCAGTCAGGTTGTGTTCCTGCGATAGTAGTTACTTGTTTTGTAGTAGAATCTACAGTTACACCAGTAATACCACCGAAATCTCCAAGCCAAACTGTTTTTATGCCACCAAAGGCACTTTTACAAGGTAATTTTCTACCTGTGTTTAATGTACAAGCCATAGTTTATATTTTATTTTATAAAAAAAAGGGTAAGTAAGCATATACCCACCTACCCTTTATTTTTGGTTAATTTAATTTATTAAGAATAAAGCACTATTTCAGACCCAATTCCGTATTGTACTCCAGCAGTAAATCTCATAATTACTCTTACGTTTTTACTTCCGTCTATGTCAGCCATATCAATTAACTTAACAAGGTTGTAATCAGACATTAAACCTGTTCCAAAGAATAAGTTAGATTTTTGTGCAGCCATTGCATAGTTGTTTGGTAAACCATTAGCAACAAAGATTTTTACACCATCAATAGAAAGATTTTCTCCTCCTGCATACCATAGTGTACCTCTATTGTCAATTCCATTTGCACCTACAGAACCTACATTTTCAGTTCCTGCAACGTTAGTTATAGCAGCATATCCACCTAAAGCTCTAACGTATGCTTTAGCAATGTTTTGTGAAACGTAAATGTGTAAATCATCTTTACCATATAATGTGCTTGGAATTGCATCAACAATTTTACCTAATTCAGCAACTACGTTACCAGAATTAACTCCACCACCTACAGCAGCAACGTCAATTACATCTGCATCTGCAGTAGCTAAAGTTGTAAATCCGTCAAATTCTCCAGCTTGCGCTCCACCAAGATTTCCTTGCCAGATATTGCTTTCAGTATTAGCAGATACTTGTTCTGCAACGTGAGCAATTAAAAAACTTGAAAAATCAGGAGGTAAATTATCAAAAGCAGAATATCCCATAGATACTGCACCCCAGTCTGATTCAAAAGGTGTTTTACATAATTCAAGATTTACTTGAAATTCTATTGGCTGGATAATTCTTTCTGTAAGAGTTACAGAACCAGCAGATGTGAAGTCACAAGAATCATCTGTAATTAAACCAGAAGTAACTACTTTTTTCATAACTTCTTTAAACTTAATGTTTGGCTTAATCTCGACAGCACCCTGACTTAATGTGTTACCACTCAATAGAGCAGCAGCGATGTACTTACCTGCAAATTCTCCAGCATAAGTAGTAGTAATAGTTGGTTGTGGCATAATTTTTTATTTTATTTATTTAATTGATTTAATATATAGTCCATTGTAGAAGGGCGTCTGTTAGGAGCAATTCTAAAATTTTCCTTTTTTGCATTTCCAGCTTCTGGATTATGCTTGATTGGAGCAGCAGCAGGTTGTGATAATTCTTCCTTTAATTGCTCTTTTACTTCTTCGTTAAATTCTTCTTTAATTGTTCTGGATTTAGGTTGTCTTGAAACTTCTTCTTCCATTTCAACTTCTTTTTCTTCTTCCATATTGCTTTCTCCTACTTTAGATTTAAGGTCAGCAATGGCATCTTCAAGATTTTTAATTCTTTTTTCCATACCAGCCCAATCTTCAACGTCAGCTTCTTCTTCCATTTCTTCTTCTTCTTTTTCTAAATCTTCGGTTTCATCTTTAGATTCTTCTTCCTTTTGTGGAACTTCGTCAGATACTTCTCTAACGTCATCAATAATTCCTTCTTCTGCAACAACTACAAGTCTACCATC